CCTACTTCACTTCTGTTTACTATATCTTGTAAGTTAGCCATAATTAATCGTTATATTTTAATCTCCAACCATTGTCACTATCATAATACACAAGTGCTAAGCCAGCGCCATTAGTTGAAACTGTTAGGTCAGCAGCGGTTCCCTGTATCTTTTCACTGTTTCGACCTATTGTCAAATTTGCGGTACCGAATGTACCATGGGAATCTATAAATTTTACTTGATCACCTTGAGCAGGGCTCGAAGGTAAATTAACTGTTACTGCTCCACCTGAAGTATCAACAAAAATATTTTCTCCAGCTGATGCAGCATAAGGTGAGTCACCTACTGCTTTATCTATCCATGCTTCACCTAAACCTGCTAGTGTAAATATATCATACCAATTAGTTCCGTCAGTAGAAACTAATCTGTATTTTCCATTTTTAATTGTTACTGTGTTACCAGAAGCGCCTAATCTTGCAGTAACATCAGCGCCTCCTGAAATGTTATTATAAAGTCCGTAAGTTTTTTGTGTAGCTGGAAACTGTACTATGTGAGTAGACGAAATAGTTCCAGAAAAAATTATTTGGTTTTGTCTAGCTTCATTATTTGCTTGAGTTTGAGGACCATCATTATTTGTTAAAGTTGTAGGTCCTGTGCCAGAGAGAGTTTTTGCATAAACACCAGCTATAGCAAATTCAAATACTTGAGAGAAATTGTTATTAGTAATAGTACCCCAAGTTCCTGAATTTTCTCCAGTAGCTTGTAGCTCTATTCTTAAACCTGTCGAATAAGTTGATGCCATTTAATCTCCTAATTTAAAATTTAATGATTATTTTAAAGTTTGTCAAAACTTTTATGCAGCTTTATGAACTTCTGTCCAACTTATTCCGCTGTTTGAGTCATCTACTTGGCTCCAGAAGGTGCCTTGTAAATTACCTACACTACTAGTAACAGAATTGCCAGTGATTGTAAAGACCACATCTGTACGAATTGATACAGCTCCAACACTAGATGTTAAGGCCACACTTGGTGCTTCATAGCTAGTTTCTTGAGAAGCATCCCCTATGCTTGATGTTAATCCTGCAGCTGTTACAGTGACTGTCGCTCCTCCAGTGGCTGTAACATTACCTAAATCAATATTTAAAATATTTCCTGTTACATCGACAGGAGCAGATCCAGATGCTTCTTCGTCACCAAGAGAAACAGTAGTTGCGTTACCTGT